CTTATCAATCACTTTCCCGTCACGCACTTGCTCGACGGTGAAGACACCGCCGACAGTCGCTTTTTGNTTTACATCGCTCATATCTGGCTCCTTAAATGGTGATGCCGTTCCTGATAACCTCAGCTACGGCGGTGTCGGTGGTGCGCATATTNCTTGAATCACTGTCTCTCGCAGCGATAGATGATACGTGGAAAATCTCTCCGTTGGCCTGCCTCATCATGGAAGCGCCTTTGTCTCCNGCAGGNTAGGCCACATGGTTGTCAGTCAGCTTAACGACCCGACCTCCAGCAAGACCAAGAATCTTCCCTTCCTGAGACTCGAACACAACGGCNGGCTGGGGAGCNCCGTCAAGNCCGAACAGNCCGGAGTCAGTTATGATCTGAGTCCGAGCAACCGCCCCGCAGTTCAGGACNGTCGTGACTCGTGCAGGGTCTTTCGGGTTCGTNCTNGCGACGAACTGNACCTTTTTGTCAGTGCCGATGTAGAAGCCGTCAGTGACCGGAGCTAAGAGAGTAACCCCTGGTTCGTCGATGTAGTCGTAGGCCAGATTGAACTGGTCAGGGAAATAGCCACGGCTGTAGAACACAGCATCGTTATTGGCTACCCACAGCCGTCCGAACATCCACATGAGCAGGTTGCCTGTCGGAGGAGCGTCGTAGGTGTCGCTGTCCTCTGAGGGGTCCAGATACGAACGGCTCGGTGAATAGTCACCTGCCTTGGCAAGTTCGACCAGTGCCCCGTCCCTGTACCGGCCCATGAACTGATTGTCGGACATATAGATCCCAGCACCTGTATCCGCGTAGGACATTGCCTTCTGGCTTGACGCTCTGAGGTCCGTGAAGGTGAGGGAAGAATCTATAAGNCCAAGACGCTCGTCCTTGACAACGAACCCAAGGTCTGACTCAGGACTCCACCACANGCTGTGGCANCGACCAGCCACCGACAGAGAGAACCCCTGCCTGCGAACAGCTCTGCCTGTGCGAGTGATGTCGACGTTGGTAGCCTCGGCAAGGTACGTAGCCGCAGAGCGTCCGGTGCGGTCGAACTCCGCAAGGGACTCAGGGGCGTTGATATTATCAAGACCCTTGAACGATCCGATTGTGGTCGTGTTCGTCGCCATACCTTATACCCTGTATGCTGGTGCTGTACCTACCCGCGTCTCGACGCCGTGAAAACGGCGCATGGCTGACTTACCCTGGCGAGCGTACTCTTCGAACGAAGCCAAGTGGTCAGCCGCCTTAACTGGGTCTTGCTGCTCCTCATCATGGTGCATGAGGGCTTTGTACGCCGCGTACTCGATGGGAGCACGTTGGAACCGGCTGGGGATTTCAGGATCGTGTGTAGCGTCGAGTTCGTCGATGCTGTATCTCCACACCCTGAGCGTAAGAATCGTACCGTCCTCTGCTGAGGTCGGAGTTTTATTGAATGTGATGTATCCAGTCTCTCGGTCAGTCTGCCATGCGTTCGGCACTCCGGTCTGCGGCTGGTCAAGGGTAACATCCCAGTCGTTGGAAATCTCAGCCCTGTCAGCCTCTTGGAACTTGCCCAAGCGCCGGTTGCCGTTGAAGATGTCGAGAATCTGGATGGTGCGAGACGGGATGGCATAGATAGCCACCCCGTCAGACAGGGTGATGGTATTGGTTGAGATGTCAGAGAAGTATCCGGACAACTCGCAAAAGCGGTCCTGGCCCTCTGCTAAATAGCCGTACAGGGTTGACTCCGTCCACGCCTGCTGGACTGTGGACTCATCAATAACCTCACGGAGTTCTGCAATCATCTCAACGCTTGTCATGGGTTATACCTTCCTCCAAGGGATGGCAGAGTAGTTGCGACGTTCTTCGACCATCTCACCAGTGAGAGGGTCAGTCTTCTGGACGATGCGAGTGGCTACGCTATTCTTCAGAACCTCAATGACCTCGGGCGGGACAAGTGCTTCCTCTCCACGCATGATCTGGTAGACTTTACCATTGACCGAGACAACCTCCGAGTTGCCAAGTCCCTCGACTTCATCAATCATAATCCTGGACCAGCCAGCCTTGGGGTTCTTCGGGGCGGTTTCAATCTTNACATCAACCTCAGGAATGAACTCTTCCTCNTCTGCTTCAACTTCAGCCCCANCGTCGTCACCAACAAGACCAAGCTCCTTTTCGTCCATGTTTACCTCNANTTCAGAATTGCTTGCNCCTTTACGTTTAGCCATGCCTTCCTCCTCGTGGCTGTCATCCAGCCGTTGCTTTGAATGCCTTTTCAAAATCGTCTTCGCTATCGAAGACCTCTTCTTCAAGCAGAGGCATCAGCGCCTCAATCTTTTTACCAAGCTCAGATGCGTCCTTGGCGAACACTTCTTTCTCGCCGTGATTCATGAACATCGTCTCATCTTCTTTACCTTTCTTGGGCTTATAAGGTGCCCTGACCTCAATGAGAAAACCGTTCGAGATTTTCTTTACTGAAAGCATAGAATCGTGATACATGATTTTCTCCCTCAGGTCAAGGAGGGGGCCGAAGCCCCCTTCGAGATTTAACGGTAAGCTACCCAGTAGCAGACATCCGAAGCAGACCCCTGGACGCCAGTGCCGATGGTTACACCAGTGCTGGAGAGCGTGAAGCCAGCAGAGGTCGGAAGTGTGACAACGCCAGTGGAGCCGGTGGTCAGTAAGTAGGATGCGTCGGCCATGCCGTCAAAGCCTTCACCCTGCAGAAGCGAGGTGACGTTCACAACCTTGACGTAGGAAGGTCGGAACCCGAGGGTCAGGGCTACCGCCGCAGGAGTGGCCGCGACAGTGAAGGTGCCGGAGGCATGATTTTGGTCAGAATATTCGAGACTCATATGGTTTCTCCTGTAGGGTTAAGGGGGCCGAAGCCCCCTCAGTGTTAGAGCATCTTACAGCTCAGGAATAGCCACTTCAGCACGAGCCATCCACAGCTGGTTCAGGATGAGAGCCGCNAAGTAGGTTTTCCAGCCGATGTGACCTCGCTGAGCCAGCTTGTCAGAATCGCTGACCGAGGGGTTGTGGACGAACGGGGTAAGNCCGTTCATNCCCTTCAGCGGGGTGACGCCGAATGCGTCAGAGGCGAAGTACAGGACGGGGTAAACGTCAGCACTGGTGCCACTGGTTGAAATCATGGAGCCTTTGGCCCCACCTGCGTCAGCCCAGGAATCGACAATGGTCGAGGTGATGTAGCGAACATCCTCGATAGTGCCAATCTCGGTNTCGTAGGGAGTGACCACGCCGTAGTCAACAACGTCCTTGAAGCCAGCCAGACCACGAATGGTACTTTCGGCATCAGGGTGGACAACACCGATGAAGGACCGCTTGACGTTCACGGTATCCATATTGGCCGTCGAGGACAGCTTCTTGGTGATCTGCTTGGCGTTCTGACGCTTGAAGCTACGGGTAACTTTGCGCTGCAGGTTCAGGGTCAGGGCAGTGTTAACGGCGTTACGGGCAGAGCCGTTAGCGTAGAACACGTTGGTTCCAGCTTTGAGGATGTTGAACAGAACGGACTCAACGGTTTCACCGGCCTGCTGAGCCAGCACGTCGCTGTACTCACGAACAATCGGGTCTTCATGGGTGTCCTGGACCTGATCGGTGATGCCGACCCAATCGCCGTACTGGCTGAGGGTAGCNTTGTANTCNGTCGACGTGANGGAGCTACCAGACGGGGTTACACCCTNNNTGAGNGCGGTGGTCGCCGGNGNNAGAGCCTCATAACGACGGAACTTGATGGTCGCGCTGGAGTTCTTCGGGATCGGCTTGAGCTGACCGAACTGCTGAAGAACGAGAGCCTGATGCGCACGCTTCAAAAGATCGGCGGCTACATATCCGGCTGTACGATAGCCAATGTCACCTGTGGTTTGAGTTGCCATAGTTCTTTTCTCCTCTGGCTGGGTTAAGTGTTACGGTTTTGAAGCGGCGGCATTAAAGCCCCCTTCGAAATCATTTTCATCCACACCCTCTGTGCGGGTTGTCTGGCGAGTCTTTATTCCTTCTTGGGAAGCGAGTTTCTTGTCTCGCTCCTCCTTGGCTTTCGCTTCAGCAGCCTCTCGTTGGGCTTTCTCTTCGGCGCTTTCACCTGCCTCCTGAGTCGGCCCAAGTGATTGCTTGTAAACATCAAACAGTTCGATGACCTCATCAGAGGTACCAACATCCAGTGCGTTGTTGTAAGCATTCTTCAGGATGGTCGGCTGAGTCTCGATCCACTCTTCGACCTTAGGCAGAAGGTCAAAAGCATCTGAGTGCTTGCCGAGAATAGCCGCCTCGTGAGAGTTACGGGCTACAGCCTGAGATGTTTCCATGACGGGTGCGAGTTTGGCATTAACCTCTTTCATCTTCGCTTCCATCATGTTCTCGAAGCGAGCCAACATCACGCGCTCCTGAATCTCAAGAGCCTTGGAAATGTCAGGGAAGTCCTTATTGATTTCTTCCTTGAGGGCTTTCTCCTCATCAGTAAGGTTCTCTTTGGCTCTAGCTTCCTCAGCCTTAGCCTCGTCCTCCTTGGCCTTGTCGTCAGCATCCTTAGCGGCGTCCATCTCGGCTTTGAGTTCGGCCCGAATCTCAGCTTCGGACTTGGCCTTAGGCCCAACCTTGAGAGGTTCTTCGGCTTTGGCTGGTTCTTCCTTAGCCTCTTCCTTGACCTCCTCTTTGGCTGGTTCTTCCTTGACCTCTTCTTCCACCTCAGGCTTAGGTTCTTCAGCCTTCGGCTCCTCTTTGGCCTCTTCCACTTCTGGCTCAGCGCCCGGNTCTACGTCCGGTTTNTCNGCCTCGTCAAATGCAAGGGCAAAAAGGTCCACGTTGTCATCGTCTGTTTGATTGTCAAAGATCTGGTCGTTTGCAGTCGTCATAGCATAAGCCTCCTATATCATACACATGATATGGTATTTACTACACTGTGTCAAGTGTTTACTCAGTAAGTTTCTTAATTAACTCTTTGCACTCTTTCGCCTTGCCTCTAACCTCCTGATTTTCCTCACTTTCCAATCTATCCCTGTGGCGCTCTCTGCGCACAGAAAGCAGTTCGATGACCCACT